ATCCCAACCTAACCAAAGTGCCATTTCATACGCGCAATCAGTTTCCACATCTTTGATTATTTTTCTTTGAACCTGCATTTTCTTTTTAACGATCTTCCAATACAAGTCTCGATTCTTAAGAGCATTTGCAATCCTCAAAATAGTCCGCACTTCATACGTTGATAAATTGTTATATTGCCTAGCGATTGCCTCTTGCAAAAAACGCATAGTTACATGATCAAACCACATATTTCGATCAAACATGGCAATTTCAAGTTCCTCATTAGAAGCCGAACCTTCCCCTTTTGACAAAACTTTCAATGTGAATCTGACCGGGTCATAACACAAATTACCATTTGGAAGCAAAAACCTACCAGCATGGTAAGCGACTTGATTTGAACAAGCCTCCAAAGTTATACTCCGCACGGAATCAATTGGTAAACCTTCTCTAATTTTGGGTTTTCTCCCCAAAATTGTGTCATCACCTTTTGTCATCCCTGAAACATCTTTAATCTCAAAATTCTCGCATAATTTCATCATCATCTGACAAACATTAGCGAAAAGTGTGAAAGGATCCCCTGATGGCAAAGAAAAACGCAATAAACCTGCATATAAACATGCTGCCATTGAATTGACCTTATATTCACTCCTTTTGAGCAAATACAAGTCGCACAATTCAGGGTCCAATCCCAAAAATTCCAACAACAAACAAAAAGTCAAAACAATAGTTGCCGAATGACTGGCATCTTGCCTAACCACATCAAGTTGATAAGGCTCTTCATTGAACTTTGCAAAGAGCCCTCTTTCTCGCAAAATCTTTGCTAAATCACGATCACTATACCCAATATCAATGATATAGTCATCGCGAAGGCTTTTTTGTAGCTCTCGCTCGATTTTTTGCGCGAAAGGGCCAAAGAGAGCATTATAACTCGCATCGCTTGCTATGACCGTTTGTCCATACTGCAGCTGAGACGCATAATTTTTCTTAGCCTTCACTTTGTCTTGTGTCTTTAGAAAGGCCTTATGATTCAAACTACGCCCCAATTCTGCAAAAATTTGTGGTTTATCCATCATTGCCATGAATTGTCTGCTTCGTGTGTCAAGCCAAGTAGTCGTTTGCACTTCTCTCGATTTTAAAATCAT